CATAAAATATCAAGTCCGCTATTAATAAATCCTCATCATGTGGACTTCTTCGGACATTTTGTACAGCCCCCTTTACATATATTCCACTATTTTGGGGTGTTAATAAGTCTGGTGGGTGGTTATTTGTTGTTGGCTTACCTTCAAATGAAGCCATAGCCTTTTTACTAAATACATCTTCTGGACTTCTATATACTTTTACTGTGCCTTCTCCTTGCAAACCTATTTCTTGTGGTAAATACTCATACCATCCAGTACGTGCGATAGGAACATTAAGACATATAAGGAACCCTTCTTTAGTTCTTACCATATTTTCACTTATCTTAGAACCGTAAAATGCTTTCATATTATTTTCATCACCTCCTTTCAATGAATTTTAGGCATAATAAAAAGCCTTATTTCTAAGACTCATTAGTTATAAACGTTAATAGTTTTTGGATGTATATCTTTCAATGAAAGTTTTTCTTTTGAAGATTTTTCAGTTTCAAGTTGTGTAAGCTCAAAATACCACTCTTTAGGTATTTCTTTGTTAACTTCTCTGTATCTATCTATAGCTTTTATAATATCTTCAATTCTTTGCTCTATCCATATATAATGCGGGATTAATCCAAATGGTGGCTTTTTAGTATTTTGAAGCTTTATTTGAGTTATGACATCAGATAAAGATGTTATTGCATCTACTTCTATAGTCTTTTCTCTTAATTGATATGACATTTTATCATTGCTACCTTCTATTGGTTCATTTTCTTTTAAAGCTCTATCGATAAAATAATGAATGGTGAATTTCTTGCCATAATAATCATCAACTTTAAAGATATCAATATTGTTTTCTTTAGCTTTTTCTCTTAGTTTATTGAATATATATTGTTCCATAATCTTACCTCTTTTTACTTTATTCCACTGCCTGTTGATGGTGGATTTAGGTTCTCTTTTATATGTTCACTTGGTTGATATCCTCCATTGTTATAAATAGTTATATTACTTGGAGGCATATTCTTTAATGCTTCTTTCCATTTTTTCATTTCTTCATCATCTAACTTTGATTCATCCAAATACAAACACTTTAATTCTTTCAGATTGGCAGTTATATGCGTTTGTTCAACAGCTCCAACCTTTTCTATATTTATTGATATACTTTCAACTCTTGGATTATTTAATAGTTTATTTAGTATATCTGAGGTTTGAATTTCTTTTGCCTCTGATTTAGTTTGCTTAGATGTTTCTCCATTATGAGTTCCACCACAAGCCTTAATCGTTATTCTTTCAATAAGTTCTTGATCAGTTTCTCCTTCTTTTCTTTCAACATCATACATCTTTGAATATACTTCTAATGTCCTTTGGCTTAAATCATTTCTCATAATATCCTCCTTATATATCTTAAAATCCAATTATATTGTCTGTTAACTCTCCATACTCTTTTACTTAGAAAGACTTTTTTGATATGTATTCATACACAAATCAAAGAACGTATCTAGTTTCTCTATGAAAACTTTTTCTTCAGTTGTTAATTCTTTTTTATCTCCTAGTTGTAAGGCTAAATTGCCACAAGCTTTAATGAAATCAATAGTTACAATGTCTTTATCCATAATCATTTCCCCTTTATATTTGAACATAATAAAAACACCTACATTTGTAAGTGCTTAATTATTAACATTCAAATAAATTCATACATCTCCTTTGACTTAATCTTATTTCTTTTTTATTTCATACTCATTTAATAAATCAATAAATTGTTGCCTAGTTGCAAAATAATTTTTGTCTAAATCTTCACGATCCATGTAATCTAATCTTTTATCTATATTAACTTCTTTTTCTACTCTCAAAGAAATTAATATAGAATCGAAAAATTCTAATATATTATCCATTTTTTTAAACATCCCCCTTTATAATTGAATTATATTACTAATTATAATAGGATTCCATTCCTTTTTATTATAACGAGAAATCTTGATTTCCCGAAATAAATATTCATATTTCATCAAATTTCAAAGCATTTTAATTGATATTTTAGAATTTTTATGCATTTATCCATACTTTGTTGTATATTTATTCCGATTGTTTATGAATATTATTCATTTTATCTACAGATTATTTTTAAATCTTATTTCCTTTTACCAAATACTCAACTATCTTTTCACGAACATATATACCTTGTCTATTAATTTCAAGCATATTCCCAAATTTCTTAGTAGGTATTTCTATTGTAATGCTCAAAATTATTCCTTTATATTTAAAAGCTACTTCATAATTTAATCTGGAAACATTGGGTACAATAGCTAATACTTCTAATTCGCTATTGCAAGCAAAACCAGTATAGTTTATTAAATCTTTGTACTTTTCTTTTATATCCTCTACCATATCCTCAGTTTTCTTTTTGTTTTCATCCTCTTTTTCTTCTTTAAATTGATAACTAATCAAGCAATCAATATTTATTCCTACCTCTCGGCCAAAATGAATAACTCCATCTTTTATTGAAACTTGGTATTGTAAATCATCTGCATTTTTTATTGTGATACTATCATCTGTAGTCACTATATATAAATTTTTCATAATAATCTCTCCTTACATAATTTCTTGAAATTGCTTTTTAGTCATAGTTACTATTTTATTTTTGTAGTAAACTTTGTGAGGCCATGAGATGAAATCTAATCTTATAACTGGCTCTGGGTAACATCTGCAATTATAGATATTGCCTGCATGATATTTCCCTACTGACCTTCCACCGTCTAGCTTTTCTGGTGAAGGTGGGTCATCCCAACTAATTAAAACATCATCCATGATATCATGTGAACTTCTGACCCTTTGATCTTCTGACGTTCTCCATACATACCAATTGATTCCTATCATGTCACATCTAGCTTTTGTTAATGCAGTAGAAGTCTTTGAAACTTCTGTTCTAGCGATTAATTTAGCCTTTGATTCGTACATTTGAGGAAACTTATTCAATAAATCTTCAGCTATATTTTCTGACCTTCTACCCTTTAAAGTTTCTTCTTTAACAAAGGTTGTTATTTGTGGTCTTATAGATGTAGGCATACTCTTAATTAATTTTGCATTTCTTTTGACCTGTTCATTTATAGATTTTCCTACAGGTCCATTTAATTCAACTTTAAGGGCTTCATAGATTCCCTTACCTTTACTATTTGTTCTTGCTGCTTGTCTCCATGTTTTACCTGCATCTGAAAACAAACTTGTTACCATCTTCATTGCTGTTCTCTCAGCGTACTCATTAAATTCTTTACTCTTAACAAACTTTTTTATGATTCTTAATATACTCTTTAAGTCTGTCAATCCATCTAACTTTTTTTCTAAATCCTTGGTGATCTGTCGCAAAGCCTTTTTGTACATAGCTTCTATTCTTCGCTTTGGTGCCCATAAATCCTTCGCTGTATTCTTCTTCGGTATCATATGAGTTCACCTCACTTCCCATGTATGGCATATCTCCCATAGGGTTTGTGCTATCATCTGCATTATCTATATCTTCATCAGTGATGTTAGTAAACATTCCTGTAGTGTCTCCTAGTTGTCTTAATTCTTTCAATGCTATTTTTTGACTAATTATTCCAGATGTAAATATCTCATTAATTGCAGTTGTTTTTTTGCCTATTATATCAGCAACTTTATCTTCGCTTGGAGTTTCTATTGGATTGCACACATAGTCCAAATCGTCTGGTACTGAACCGAACTCACTAACATACATAATAGGTAAGAGTTTATCTAATGCAGGTTCTAGCTGTGCTGATTGTTTTTGTTCTATAGTATTATAATAATTATCTTTATCTCCATCACCTGTTGCATTCATCCCTTGTGGCGCACGTCCAAATATTTTAGTAACTGGCATTTCAGCAGCACCAGCAATATCTAACATAAAGCTTTCATATATATCGTTTAAACCACTGAATGTATATTGATGTGTTTCGAAACTATCCTCTGAATCTAGTATATATAAACCCATATTTGACATTAACCAGTTTTGAGCTGTTGCAGTATCATATACCTCTTGTTTTGATGTTTCATCACCAACAGCAAGAGATTCTCCTAAATCACGCATTTTTAATACTCTTAAATTAGCTAAAAATACTAATTGTGCTATATTGAAACTTGTATTATCTCTTTTCTTTAATTCATCAAAAATAAGTTCAATTTCACTAGTCCCCCATTGTTGTTCAGCATATCTTTCAATTTGTGGTAAGTCTCTACCTATAAATCTCAATATTCTACTGTGATGAACCTCAACACTTATATCATCAGCAACCCAATGATAAGTTTCAGGTAATCCAAAATCAGGACTTGTAATATCATCTATTCTATTGGCTCCTGGTGTTAATCCTGTCCATCTATCACATGGAATAAGTCCTTTAAATGATTGTGGCATTATTGTACTATAATCTAATGGTTGATCTAACATATCCTCATGCCCTTCGATTATTATTACTGCTCCAGCGCCTCCATATAATCTTGCCCATTTAAGACATTGCAATATATCCTTTTTAACTCCAGTAGTCCTTTGGAGCTTATCAAACCTCTTAATATCATCTGGTTCCATTTGAGTTTTAATTGTTATCCAGTTCTTACACATATCTTCAGCAACACAATCAATTATCTTTCTAATTATCCAATGTGATCTATATAGGTTGTTAATTAGCTGAAAGTTTTGAGTCAAACGTGTCATTGAATACTCAGTACCTTCAAGGAGGTTTGGTGTTCCACTTCCTAACCTAGCTAACATATTTGAAAAAGCATCCATAGATATTGTTTTACCATTAGTTGCTTTATTCGCTATATTGTCTGTATTAGGCTTTGAATCTCTACTATACTTTTTATACCTTTTAGTCTTTTTCACCTTATTCCCTCCTTTCTTCCATAAAAAAAGAGCACTTAATTTAAGCACTCTTATCCTTCTATTATTACTTTTAAATATTTATCTAATGTTGGCCTTGATACATTGCACATTTTAGCATAATCTGTTTTACTAATAGTTCCATTGGAATATATATCATATAAATCTTTTACTTTCTGAGGTACCTTTTTAATTGTTAATTGTGGCCTTCCTACAATTTTACCTTTAGCTCTTGCATTAGCCACTCCACTTTTAACTCTTTGACTTATCATATTTCTTTCAATTTCACTAAAGACTCCCATCATTTTAAGCATTCCTTCTGTCATAGGATCTAGCTCTTTAGTACAATCTACAATAAAATTCCCAAATACTAATTTAAGATGCTTATTCTTTGCAAATTCAATTATTTCGCATAGCTGCTTTGTACTTCTTGTGATTCTTGAAACTTCTGTTGAAACTATTGTGTCTCCTTCTCCAACTATATCCAACAACCTTTGTAATTGGATTCTATTAATCTTAGTTCCACTTTCATACTCTTTATATATATTCTTTTTATCATTAACACCTAAAGCTTTTAATTCTCTTTCTTGTCTGCTTATATCTTGCTTACTTTCATTTGTTGAACATCTACAATAACCAAATATCATATTAACTCAATCCTTCCATTTAATTCTTGAGTTAATTATATCCTTATTTTGTATATATGTAAAGAAAAACG